TTAGTTCACCTACTTCAGAACCTTGCTTACCAATTAACTTTTCAGCTGCCTGGTGCATAGCAATAATTTCTTTAGCAGATTTACCTTTATACTTCTCAGGTAAGTCTTCCTCTGCTTCTTTGACTTCTTCAGATACTTTAGGAGTTGGTTCTGGTATAGGTTCTAATTCTTTATCTAGACTAGTATCAACTACTTCTGTTACATCTTCAGCTTTATCTGGAGCAGGGATTACATCAATTTCTTCAACTTCTTCTACTATTTTAGCCATATCATTTCTCCTGTGCATTTAGCATTTTAGGAAAGTAACTAAGGAGACTAATCCTCAGCTGCTTTTTTGGTTTTTTGGCGGGAGTCTTGCCAATGATTTTTTTCCCATTTAGCCGTAGCTCCTGGGAAACTCCCTGACCATCCTTCTAGTTGTATAGATGGAGTACTTATAATTTTATAAGATACTTTACCACAACTGGGACAATCACATGTTTGAGTGTATTCTGTAAGTTCTTCAAAAACTCCACAGTCTTCACACTCAAATTCAAATAGTTTTTTCATTCTCTAACTCATCAAAAGTTTCCTGAGAAACTTGTTTTAATGTAAGAATCCAATTTAATATATCTAGTTGACCTTTTCTTTTTTGAAGTTGTTTTTCATCATCTACTGTATTAATATTATTATACTGAGTAACTAACTTTTCTACATCTTCTATAAAGTCTTTCCAACCAGGTGTTACCATCATTGTAAATCTATCTTCGTAATATTTTCTTAATTCTTGATCCATATAGTTATTATATCATAAAAAGGCAAATTTGTCAAGCTATTTATTAGACATTTGCATTTTTACAATATCCTTATTATCTATCATATCTTGTTTTTTAAGTTCTAGCTCTTGTTCTTTTAACATTAACTCAGCTGTTTGTACTCTTCGTTTAAATTCAGCTGCTTGTTCATCAGCTTCACTAGGAAGATTTGTAGCTAAAGCAGTCATAAGTTTTGCTTGTACTTCTTGAGGTTTAGTTTGAGCATCCATCATATAATTTTGAGCTTGTGCTGTATTTTCTTGAGCTTCTGAATTATACAAAGCTATTTGTGCTTGTGCCTGAGCTAAAGCTAGTTGAGTTTGCTGTTGTTTCATTTGTTGTTCTTTTTGTTGAGACATCATTAACATTTGTTTTAAAGTCTCTTTATTAGGTAAACTAGAGTTATCTAAAATACCTTGTAATAATAAAGGAACAACAGGACTATTAGGTCCTAATGTTTTAAGTAAATTAATAAATTGTAATTGTTCTACTTCTTTAGCTAACATACCTAAAGAAGAATTAGCTACAAATTTATAATCAGCTACAGGGAAATTTTCTGGATCAAACTGCATAAATCTATGAGCTGCTTTTTCTATAAAAGGAATTAAAAAGTTATCTTGAAAATTAACAAGAGTTCTTTTATTCTTTTTAAGAATAGTAGCAAGAGTTACAGAAAGTTCCCCACCTGTAGGTTGTTTAGTATCACTAGCAGTATCTAAAGTATTTGTTGCTTGTAATATCATTCTTTGAAATTCTTGAGCTGTCTGTAAATTAGAAGCATCAGTTACACCAAATTTAAATGGCATTAAAATTTCATTAGGTGATCCATTTGTTAATAAAGTTTTTCCAGGTCTAATTTCAAATTTAGCTCCTCTAGGTAATCTAGTAGCATCCATACCCATCATAGGTGCTGTAGTTAAAGCAAGAGAATCTAAATGACATCTAAGTTGAGCATCTAAAGCTTTTTGCATATTACAGCCTTTTTCTGCTACACCCCTACCCCAAAATCTATTAGGTACTGTATCATCTTGATATGCAACAATAGGTCTGTCTTTCATCATATAAGGCGTACGTTCTGCCTTAAGTAATACATTGTCATTACCTATAATAACTATAGCTTCTACAAGATTTCCATAGTCAGTTAAAACATCTGAAGCTCCTTCTGTTATATCTACTACACCATCTTCAGGCTTATCTATAAGTTTTTCTGGTACTAAACCATAGTATTTTAACAGTTTAACTTTATCATGATCATACTCTTCATCAATCCAAGACTCTTCTAAGTCTAATTCTGATTGAGCTTCTCCACCTAAATCTGCTTCTAAGTAAACTCCTTTTTCCATATTTTCTGCTACTTTATGTGCAGAAACAAACTCTTCAATAGCAACACCCATAGCATCATTAACATGAGTAGCATTAGGATCTATTAAAAAGTTTTGAGGACTAATAGGATTTAATTTGACATTAATTTTATCTTTTTTAACTGTACCTACTGCAACACTATCTACTTCAGGCATAGGTTGAGTAGCTGGTATTCTTTCTTCCATTTTTTCTATAACAATTTCACCAATACCAGTACCATAAATACTAGCTAAAAGAATAATATCTCCTACTGATTTACGAAGACCATTCTTTTTAAAACACTCTTTCATATACTTTTGAAGATATTGAACGTCTCTACCATCTCTATCTTGCATATCTTCATCCATACTAAATAGACTATTACCAGAACCAAAGACTCCTTCTTCTATTTCAGATGCATGGTTTTCAATAGCTTCTTGTAAAGCAGGTGATACAATTCTACTTCTTTCAGATTCTCTTAATCTATCTTGAGCAGCCCACTCACCTCTCCAGAGTCTTTCATACTCTTTCCAGTAGTCAAGATAATTACTATCTCTGTTATCTCTCCAGTCTGTACAATGTCCTTGAATCCAAGAAACTAGTTGTGATGGTGCTTTATATTCTGCCATGTTTTATCCTTAGTTAATATCCACTTACCATATCGAGTGCTTCATATTCTTCATCTACTTCATCAAAAATAACATCTACTACTTGTATTTGATCTATATAAGCTACTGCATCTACCAAATCATCATGGAGTTGGCTGTTTGGGAAATTAACCAACTGATCAACAAAAGCATTATTCCAGTCACCATAATTGAGAACCACTTTTCCATGTTCAAACCTCCCTTGTAAAGCCCACACAATACGTTCTGTTTTCTTTTGATTACCATGTGTACAGTCATCTATTCTAAAGAATAAATTATTTTTTTGCATCAAGTCCATTAAATATGGAAGAGCTGCATTTTTTAAACTACCTTTTTCAATACCTATTTTCGTAGGTTCATACTCTTTAACAGCATTGAAAATTTCTTCACAAGTCTGTTTAATGTCCCACCTACCATGTCTGACATCCGCAATCCACCAACCATTATCATGTACTTTAACGATAGCAATTGCTGTTTCATCCAATTTTTTATTTTTGTTGGCTGCTTCTTTATCAACTTTAATAAATCCTGCCAAGTCGACTGCAATAAAATAATTACCAGTTTCAGGTTCGTTTTCATCTATATGTATCCAATCTTCCTTAAATATGTCCCTAGAGGCAGCTTCGAAAGAAGCCAAAAATTCCTGTCTGAAAGCGAATGAACTCATAGAGTTCTTTGCCGCTTCAATTTCACTAGAAGGTATTAAAGGATTATCATAAGATGAGTAATGAAAAGCTGCCCAATCTTTGTCCTTATCTGAGTCTGCATACTGAAATAGTTCATAGAAGTGGTTACGTCCTTTAGGAGTCCCTATAAATAGAGCTTTTCCCTGTACATCAGCCAACGCAGGTCTTAGAATCTGTTCCCATACGTTAGGCTTAATATCTGCATATTCGTCAATTACACAGAATGCCAACCCAACACCCCTTAAGGTATCTGGTCGATCTGCTCCTTTTAAATATATTTTTCTTCCATTTACTAAAGTAAGTACAGAAGTATTCTCATGTGCAGATGTTATTACATCATGCCCAAGTTCCTTCAGTACACCCCACATAATATCTCTAGCTTGTTGATATGTAGGTGCTACGTAAAATATGTCTTTAGACTTAGATTGTAGTCCTTCTATAAGAAGTAACCAAGCAGCTAGCCTGGACTTACCAAACCTACGTCCTGCAGCTACAATTCTAAATCGTGTATTATCATCAAAAACTTCACGTTGTTTTTCGTGAAGCTTTACATTTAGTGCTGTCATTTAAGTCTACTAATAGCTTTAGCTGTAGCTCTCATTCGTTTTTTAACTCCTGGAAGCGTTTTTTTATTTCTATACTCATCATTATCTAAAAACTCTTTTGCAGCTTCTTTATATTTACCTTCATTAATTAATGCTATTGTATTAGGAGATCCTGCTAGACCACCTCTAAACCAAGAACCTAATAAATGTTTTCTATCATTTAATTTAAAGCCTTCAAAATTTGGTATAGCATTTGTAATTTGTTCTAAACGTATTTCAATATCATTTCTTAAAATATTATTTGCTTGTCTTTCTGTTATTTTTAATCCATCTTGAACATCACTACCATAATGTCCAAAGCCTATAGTATTAAATTCTTCACCTGGTAGTTTGTAAGGTTCTGCTCTAAAACCCTCTTCTTTTTTAAGAAAGTCCATATAAGTATTCATTGTATCGTTAGGCTTACCAGCCACATCTTTAAGCATATTATTAATATTAGAGGTATCATTAACACTTTTAGTACCATATAAAAATTCCTTAACTTGATTTTGTAAGTCTTCAGGTAAAACTTTTTCAAGTTCTCTTATTATTCTAGGAGTTGTTGTATTATTATCTTCCATTTCTTTTTTATTAAAATAATTAGCAGAACTCATAAGATTTTGAGCATAGTTTTTAAGATCTGCAAGTATATCTTTTCTTCCTTCTAATTTTCCTTTATAGTCATCTATAAATTGAGTAACTAGATAAGGATTTTGTCTTTCTTCATCTGTAGGAGTATATGTTCCATTTAGAATTGCTTGATATTTATTGTCTGCATACTCATTTTCTATATTATATCTAGGAGTACCCTCTAATATAGGAGGAACGTTTCCTTGAAGAGGTATAGCCTCTGCTTGATAAGGAACACGATTTAATTCAGGAGAAACTAGAGCATCGGCAGCTGCATCTTCTTCTGTTTGAGTAGGAGGAAACATGTAGGGTATATCCTTCATAGCAAGTTCAGGATTTATATTCCTAGCTAGATTTGATAAATCTTCTTGTGTAACCATAGTTGTAGGTTCGAATGACGGATCAGGTCTTTGTAATAAACCTTGTGCAGATTTAAAAGCCTGATCTATTAAATTATTCTTTGCCATCTATAGTCTCCATGTCTATTGGTTCTACTTCGTTTATTTTAGTATCTTCCACGCCTGAAATGTGGATTTGTATTTGATTTCCGTTACCCTTCATTTTATTTATATAGTCTGATGGCAGTATTCTGTCCATAACTATCTTTAAACACGCTAGTTGATCATCATCTTCATCATTTAGGGCTTTGTTGAGTACCTTATCAACAACTTTCTTACCTTTTGAATTAAGCATACCAGCAAGAACCTCTTGATGTCGAGCTTTCTTAGATACCGGTAGTATAGCGTCACTTTTTCTAACCTTAGGTTTAGATATTTTATGTTTACGTAGGGGCAAACCTTGGGCTTCTCTTATTTTGTTTGTATCTTCTATAGATCTTCTACCCATTATTTTCCCCTTTGCGGAATAATTAATAATTATTAATTAGTAATAAGGCGTTTTCCCCAAGAAAACGACTAATAATTAATAAAAAAACTAAAATTCTTTAAAATCTCTTTACTATGTTAATATTATAGCATACTTTTTATTATTTGTCAAGCCCTTTCTTATAAATACCCTATTTTCCCTCTAATAAATCTATTGTGGTTCTATATATTATATACTATAATTATTAATTATACCCCCCCTACTATTAATAATATATAAATATAATTAGAAAGAAAAGAATCAGTAATGTGATACACATAGTAATAAATAAATACTATTGTGCGTGTATACTAATTATATGAATAAATAATTGATATAAATAATTTTTTTATGAAATAATTATAGGAGAAAAATAATGAATAAAAATAAAAAACAATTAGAATTATTGTTCAAAAAATATAATGTTAATCCAGACTTATCACTACTTGCAAAAGTACAAACACTTATATCAATATATAATTGTAACTACGATTATATAAATATGTTATATATAAAATCAAGATAAGAACTACAACAAATTAAAAAACAATTTGTGTAGGTAGATAAACAGATATAAACCAAAAGCATCTGTTAACTACTCTTTAAGATTCTTAAACAATCTTGATAAAACCAGTTAGCAATAGAGGATCATAAGTAATACTTATCAAAGCAAGCAATGTGATAAGTAAAAACAATCAGAGATAAAAGAATAAACGTGTATAATAAACTTATTGAAAGGGGAAAAGGGTTGACCTTTCGATGTTGTAAAAAAACAACAGCCCTTAATTTTACGGAGATACAAAAATGGAAAATATAAACTTAGGTAATTTACCAATCGATGATGTAACAGATTGGCAAATGGAAAACTCAGGCACTAAATCAACAACACTTGCTAAAGTAATACATGGCTTTATAGGTGCGTTGGATTTTCAAATCAAGCAGACTGAAAAATATTTAAATGGTCAACTTACTGATAATCTTCAAAACGCTTTGACTTCTTCTAACTGTACTGATACACATGATGCTTATATTGAATCTTTAAATATTCAAATGTCTAATGCTGAAAATTCAGTTAATCAAATAAAGGATTTAAAAACACAACTTCAAACAGCTTACAAATCTTTTACAGGTGAAGAATATCGCCCTTATGTTAAGCAAGACACTAAACTTCTTGGAAAACAAATGGCAACTGCATCAAGACTCGAAGGATTAGCAAAACTAAAAGCTCGAGGTATCCAAGTGGATGTTCCTGCACTTGATGAAGTTCTCGAATCCAAATAACTAAGGTAAAGAATACCCATATTATGAGTATGGGTATTTTTTTTTTTCAAAAAAATCCTCGCTTCGCTCGGATAAAGTATTCATCATAAAAAACAATGATGAATGTATAAACAAAAACAAAAACCAAAAACATAAATTCACAACGATAAAACTGTTGTGATTGGTAAAGCATTAACACAAACTAACCAACAAGTAAATTTATTATTAAATGTGGATAGATTCTCCCTAATAAGGGAAGGACGGTCATAGAGGG